TTGTGCTTGTACATTGTAGTAGCCAGTTTGCGAATGATTTTCTTATCCACTCCATACATCGATGACAGTTCAGCGTATTGTTCTTTGATACTTTCACGCCGATCGTCAATCATTTGCATTTCGTGAGTGATAGCTGCCAGGGACGACTTGAACTTTTTGCGCTCAACAGGATCGTTGAGAATGCTGCCACCCTTTTCTGCTTCTTTTTGTTGCTTCTTAGCCATTGTTTCTCCTTATGAAGTGTTTGAACAATGAATGCACTATACCCATTGTCAACAAATTTGTCAACTACGTTTTAGCGGTAAAAATAATGCCCGCCTATTCGAACAGTAAACCTGTCAGCAGTCGCCCATCTTGGTCTAACAGTGGAGTTGTGGAAATATAGTGCACCGCGCGTAACATCGGGCTTCTTGCCGGCCAGCGCCCTGTTGGCGATTTGAACGCTTTGGTTCCACACCTCACTTCTGGTGTTGACTGTTCTGTTGACACCATCACACGCCCACGAAAACTGACAGGCCCGAGAATTGGGTCTGACGCCCTGAAATACGACCCCACACACCGTGTTTGGAAAACGTGGGTGGCGAACCCGGTTGATCACGACATTTGCGACTGCCTTCATTCCTATATGTCCTTCACCCCTCGCCTCGAAATATATGTTGCGCGCAAGGCAATCGACATCACTCATCCGATTGATTGTTCGGCCAACATCAATGGCGGGCGGTTGGACCTCTGGCGCTCGGTCTCGTCCCTCAGCAGTGTCTGGTTGCCTACTGGTGGTGACATCGGGGTTTGGTGTGGTTGAGTGTGCAATGATGGGTTCTGCAGCGTGGGCGGATTGATTAATGCCAAACCCAACACTGATGGCGGCAACGATAGAGATTATCAAAGCAAATGCTTTTAGAGCTCTCCAAGCTCTTGTTGAAATAACGATTGTAGACATAGTATATATCTCCTTTGTATGGTAGAACACCCTGGCAAGGCACCATTGCCTGACCAGATTTCACACTTCAAAAGTGCTTATAAACCAGTGCTTTGTGAACTAAATTTAAGAACTAAGCAGCGGCTTGAACCACATTGTGTCCTAATCATAAATACCCCGGAATGGATTATTACGAAAGGAAGTTAGGTTATGTATGTTTATGAACTAGTCAACCCGTTAACACAATCGGTGTTTTATGTGGGGAAGGGATCTGGTAACCGTTACCTCCACCACGAAAAGGAAGCTTTATTATCACCCACCTTGTGGACAAATGTCCACAAGTGCCAAACCATTTTGTCTATATTAGCGTCTGGGTCATCTATTATTTATAATATTCATGAATGTGCAGACGAGGAAGTTGCGTATAATACTGAACGAGATCTTATCAAGCGTTACGGCCGGTTGTGTGACGGAACAGGATGTCTCACCAATCTACTACCTGGAGGTAACGGAGGAAAGCCGTTGCCTGTGTATGTGTTCCGCCGCGATAACGGCTTACTAGTTGGTAAATATGAATCTCGGCGCGAAGCGTCCTCATCTCTTGGTGTATCGCCATCATCAATTAGCGAATCAATAAACGGAAACAGTAAAGGGTCTAGGTTGTATATATTTTCTGAATCGCCAAATCCTCCAAATAGCAACATTAAAGACAGCATTGCTGTTTACAAGTTACCAACTAAAGAGTTGGTTGGAGTATTTGTGTCCACGTATGAAGCCGCTGGTGCCATTGGCGTGAGCCAAACAATGGTACACAACTGCTTAAATGGAACTCAGGAGCGCATTTACGGTAAGTATGTGGTAATCCCCAGCTCATTACCAGTGCCACAATATGAGATAATTCGTGCCATACATATCAACACTGGCGAAATTGTGGATTATGCTAGTTTGCATGATGCGGTCACCGCCACAAACATAGACAGAAGTAGTATAATTAGATCAATCAAGAGTGATGGATGCAGCCGCGCAGGTAAGTTTCATTGGTTTAAAGCAAATCTTTAAACCACACAGTATAATTACCTTGAAATTGCTTAGGATCATATATATAAGGTACCTGTGCCGCCACTTGAATTCTTGCTTGAAATAAATCACCAACATGCACAGTGCTTGATATATTTATAAAATGTGGATCACTCGGGAATACAATAAGTGTTCCTCGCGAAGGGCAAAAGCCAAACTTGTGTTGAGGGAATTCTAGCTTCCCACCATAAACCTCAAACTCTCGTTCGAGGTTATCTTGTTCTTGATAATCACACAAGAACAAAACTGCTGTTAGGTCACGTTGTTTAGTCCGCAACCATTTTCCTCGGAGGAAATTGCTATTTTCTGCGTGTGCTTCATTGCGGCTGCCTTCTGGAAACCACTCAAAACTAACACGCTCCATTCCCTTATACTGAATTCCGTAATACTGTTCCAGTTTAGGGATAAGCAGGAGGAAACGTTCATAGATGATTTGTTCTGCTTCTTCATGCGTCTTGACGGTTAGCACAGGGTTGTCGTCTTTATCAACATCAGGAGCATAGAAGTTGAGAATATCAACAATGTCTTCACATATTTGTGGCGAGACAAAGTCCTCAACAACATAAAACGGGCTCTTTGGTTGATCAGCCATTACTATCTCCTTATCGGTATTGTATCTTCTGCACAGCCTCTGTCTGGATGTACATCATAATTTCAGACAGAGTGACATTACTTTCTCGTAGAACTTTGATAGCTTCCTTGATTTTTTCCCGATTGTCAACTGGTGGAAGTTCACCAGATTGATCACCTTGTGGTTGATCTTTTGACACGTCAATGATGAAATGACCAGCTTTCAGAATGTTTTGACCAATCAGAACCTCGTGTTCCATATTGCTACGATCATTCAAGTTAAACTCAACGGGTCCGATGTGGACGCCATCTATCTCGACTTCAAGTTTGATTACAGGCCGCTGCTGTCCACCGCCGTCAGCAGAGTGAACTTCTTGGTGACTCTCTACCTCCATCGTTACGATGTTGTCAGACAGCGATGGAGCGTGGAAGGAAACGGAAGAGCCGTTGACGGAAATTTTCTCTGCGTGAAGCGAGCTTGTTGTTGCGCCAGTATCTACTTTGCCGACGACTTCTTTGTTCAGCGAAGTAAACCGTACAGTAGCCTCGTTTCCGAGCGTGTGTTGTTGATCCATAACGTATTCCTCATCAGAGTGTGAGGAGTATTTATGGTTGTGTTTTACAGGTTAGTAAAACGACCAACCGGAACCGCTTCGAAGCACAACAGTCCCGCCCACAGACATTGTAAACACCATCCCTGCGGGCCCGCCAGCATTAACTCCTCTGACGACTATTTTGTTAACACCAGGCAGGAGAGTTACGTTGAACGAAGTCGCCGGCGTCCAGCTGGGGATTGTTCCAACAGAAACGTCATTAACAAACAACTCGCCGCTGTTATCAATACCACAGAAAACTACACCCGTTTGTGTCGTCTGAGTATTGTTTGTGTATAGTGCTTGCATAAACACGTTAACACCAGCTGGAGCATCAACGGCTGCCGATGGCGTGTTCCATATCCATTGTGCTGACGCGTCAGGCCAATTTCCAATCAAATTACCACCGGTCCAAGGAGCTGTTTGGTTAACTAGCCCTAGTATCGGAGTTGGAGTGTTTGGTGTTGTCAACGATTGAACAGCAGTCCCGCGAAGATTGCTCATTGCAATCGTGCCTGTCATTCTATTAGCCAAAGCACGGACAAACCCTTGACCGATGTTCCGTTGGGTGTTTGCTGCTGCCCCTAGTTCCACATTAACCTGAGAGATAGATATTTGACCGGATGTTGGTAATGGCATTATTTCACCTGTTGGCGTAGATCATCTACTTGTTGTTTTAGCTCTTTGATTGCTTCTATCAATAACGGTACGAGTTTTTCGTAGCAGACGGTCATATAATGCTCGCCTGAAGCACTCGTCTCTGTACCATCCGGCAACTGCTTGATATCAAACGGAGCAGGAGCAATCGCTTCAGGCAATACAGCCTGTACCTGCTGAGCAATGACACCAACCTGTTGTTTACTGTTTGTGTAGCCGTACTTAGCAGCAACATCGTTGTTTGTGTATAACACACCACTTAAAGACATAACTTTGTCTAGTGGATCTGGGATTGTTCCAGAAACATTTTTGAGACGTAAATCTGAAAAATATGCTGTGATGTTGTTTGTGGCTCTAATTTCACCAGCTGTGCCTGAAGCAGCAGTGCCAACACCAAGAGAAGCTAGTTGTGTGTTGGTGTTTACTGCAACCGCGTCTGTAATTCCATAACCAAACAATGTTGTAGGGTTGGTCCCACCAGTAACACGTCCTTTTGCATCAACAGTAACACTGCGGTATGTGCCAGCAGTGACACCGGTGTTTGCTAGAGTCAGTGCTGTAGAACCAGCAGCTGATGTTGCATCGCCTGTAAATGCTGGCATTCTTCCTACAGCAACTGTACCAGATGTGATTTTTGATGCGTCGAAGTTGGCAACAGCAGTAGCAGGAATTGTGGTGCCAGCGTGCCAAATCGCGTTTCCTCTGTACGACAGCTCTGACGCATTAACGTAGAATAATTCAGTTGTGACACCGCTTAGTACGGAATCAATCTCAAACCCTTCATTGCCGTTGTCCATCAATGTTAACACGAGGTTTGATAGAGCACGCGTTCCAGAATTACCGTCGCCAGACGACACAAATTTTAATGTAGCACCGTCAGTGTTTGCTGACCATGTAATTCCTAAGTTGTTGCCGAAGCTTAAATCACCTGTCATCACGTCACCTGCTTTTGCAACCTTTGTGTCAGCATACGCTTTTGTGGCAGCGTGTGTTCCGAGTGTTGGCTCTGCAACAGTGACAGGTGACGTAAAGTTCCACACACCACTAATGGTTTCATTTGCGTTGATTCTTGCAAGAACACCACTACCCGTAATTTGTGACTGAGAAATCGACAGAGCTCCTTGGTGTTGTGTAACGCTGGCTTGGCTAATTTGAGAAGCGTTGACATCGCTATTAGCATCCAGTGTAGCCACTCCGTTTGGCGACCCGAGTAACGACATACCAACTAATGCCGTAGATTGCTGCCGTACCTGAGCCATAATGTCAAACGGCAGCTGAGCAATCTGTTGCTGAATTGCCTCGATTTCATGCTTTGCAAATGCAAAGTTATTACGGACAGATTGAGTTGTTGGTGTTCCCTGGATGGGAATTTGAGGATTGATTTGGCTAGGCATTCACAAGTCTCCAGACAGAGGATACGTATGAATACTATTTATCTAACGGGAGGCCTGTCGGGCGAGCCAACAGCTTGACATCAACCTTTTTACCTGTGCGTTGTCAACGTTCTCGGCATAAAAAGCTAGCGTGCCCGTCTTGGGGTAAACAACCTTGTAATAAGCAGCAGGGACAGGCACCTTTGCTGAACCTATTGTTTTTGGGTTTGCGTCATAGACCGCACCTGTTACAACAATCGTGTCGGAACGTGACCTGCGGACTATTGTAGCTGTGTTCTTCGACCCACGCGCAGCATATGACTATGAGCAAAACCTTATTGCCGAAATGTGGGGGCGACCCTCTATTGTTAAACGGGTCCGTTCACACCAACGATACACGTCGTTTTATGAACGGTTTAGAAGGGAAGAAGCTGACAGAAGCACATAAACGGGCTATATCCGCATCACATTGTGGTAAGGAAGGACGAGCACACACTGAAGAAACCAAACACTTGTTGTCAGCCTAACGAAAAGGCCGAGCGTCTACACGAGTGGGGTTTACGCATACCACTGAAACTAAACAGCGACTAGCAGAGGCTGGAAAACAACACGGTGAGAGATTAGCTAATATGTCCCGCGCTAGCAGCAAGCGGTTTGTTGTTGTGAACCCAGCTGGTGAAGAATATGTTATACAAAACCTGAACGCGTTTTGTCGAGAGCATAATCTAACCAACACCAATGTGACGAATGTAGCTAAAGGAAAATACAAACACCACAAGGGGTGGACCTGTCGTTATTTCAATCGTGAATAATATTCGTGAACATCTTTGAGAAGGGGTTCAATCCAGTTCTCCACCTTGTCTTTGAATACTAAAGGAACAATACCTTTTTCGCTACTCATAATAATGACGAGGTCATCGATTTGGACATCGTACATTTCTTGAAAAGCGAGCGCATAGAACGTTGTTTGCTTCCAATACGATTCAATCATTGAAGCAGTTTTATCACCGTTCGACGTCTTGAAATCAATCACAGCAAGTTTGCCGTTATATTCACCAATGCAATCAACCCGGCCAGCAATCTTCAGGTCATCGCTGTACAGAGCGACCTCTTGTGCGTAAATGTTATCAATCTTGTTTAGCTTCAGACGAACTTGATTGAACTCGCGGACGTGTTCAGGCGCAAACCCTTTTGTCGGTGTCTCAGCGTTATTGAGATAGTTCTCAATCATTGAGTGGACGGCAGTTCCTCTGTCAGCGCACCGCTTCGTTTCCTTATCAGCTTTGTCAGCACCGAGCATATTCCGCCACTCGACTAAGTGAGGCTTCTCCTTAGCACCAAGCATTGTTGTGATTGATGGGTATTTCTCGCCTGTAGTAGGGGAGACGTAAAAACGGCCATTTGGGCCGTTTATTACTTGAACCTCAACTGGTTCTATGATGTTTAGGTGTGTAAACGCCATTATATTCCCGGTTGGCCAGTTCCAGAAGTCACACCCGGCGCTTGAGCTTGGTGAGGCTCTGTTGACCGGTTAGATTGTTGTCGTCTCCGTTCACTTTCCGCTTGTTTTTGTTTTTGGGCAAGCATTTGTTGCAGCTGGGCTATTTGTCGCTGAAGAGGAGCAGTTGCTTGATTCAACCTCGTTTGGACTTGAGTAATCTTTGCTTGCAGTGCAGCAACATCTCCAGCTGCATCTTCGTTGACGATTGTTAAATATTCACGAAACGAAATCATTATCTTCTCCCCATCAGTTTACGAGCAAGGTCACCAGCTGCAACTCGTGTTGGCGCTCTGCGAATCTCTTCATTTTCCTCACCACCAGGCATTCCAACAGTCCCTCTCCTGGGCGGCAACCCCATTTCTGGGCCGTCGTCAGCAATCGCATCTGTCATACCGCTACTGCCCATTTGAGATTTCCAACGTGCAAGCTGAGCAAGACGTTTTGCTTCCTTTTCCTGTGCTTTTTGTTTCTTCTCGTATTCTTCCATGTCAAGGAACTGTTCCTCTTGTTTGATTTTTGCGAGCGCTTGTTTAGCACCGAGTTCCTGCTCACGTGCTTTTGCGTCAGCAATACGAGCTTCTGCGTCTGCTTGACGAGCAGCAGCATCCGCCTTCATCATGTCAATCACTTGACTGAGCAGCCCCTTGACTTCTGACTCTTCACCAGCACCATCATCTTCTAGGTCAGCAAGAGGATCACCCTCTCCGCCTTCACCCTCCAGACCTTCAAGGCCATCGCCCTCAGCACCAGGCTCGCCCTGTTCATCACCGAACTGTTGTCTTGGAACTTCCTCGTCTTCTTCGATTTCAGGCCACACAACATCAACAATGTCAAAGTTGTCCTTCAACTTGAACAGCACTTCAGCAATCTCAATCTTTGAGTTTTCGTCTTCTTCCATGTCTGCCATCACAGCCTGGAGAGCTTTTTCGAACTCTCCAGCCTGCTCAGCACGGATCGTCACGCGAACAACTTGGTTGTTTTCGTCTTCAATCCCGAAAGTAACGGTGTCGCGGACGTCAGCTTTCTCTTTGTTTTCCAACGCTTTCAGCTTGGAGATTACAGAACTCTGGTCAAACTCGCCCTCACCGCCCTCAGCAATCACACCCTCGCGAACAGCAGCCTTGCGGTTAAAACTACCAATGACTTTGCCGTCTTTATCGTATGCAACGATGTGATCAACAGCACCGCCACCGTGTTGGTCACGCCAGAACTTCACCGCGCCAGCAGCAGTCATGTCATATGCTGTTTTTTGACCGCCGGACATCTTTTCTTGAATGCTTTCGTGCTGTGTTAATTCCATGTGCTTGTTGAGAAAATACTTAAAACTTGGGGTAGATGACTTTGCTAGTTTGGAGTAGCGTTTGGCTGCTTCGTAATCTTTTGCCTTTGCTGCTTCCTTTTGCTTGATCCTGTATTGATTGGCTTGCTTGAGGGCTTGTTGCCATTCAGGATCATTTTCTACTGCCAGTATTGCGTTATACTTGCGATCGAGTTCGTCGTATGTTGCTGTTGCGTTTATGCGAAGATTTTCTCTTGCTTGGTATAGATCGTACCAATCGGGAGCGACCCTCTTAAACGCAGATAATAATTTATTTTTAATCCACTCCGTCGCCTTGCTCTCACTGACGACGCTCTCGTGATAGTTGCTTGCACCGCCACCGTGTTGGTCACGCCAGAACTTCACCGCGCCAGCAGCAGTCATCTCTGCTTTCCACTTTTTATAACCTGGAAGTGCACCTTCGGATACGATATCCTTGTATGCACCAAGAAGACCGAGTTTCTTGCTTTCAGCAGTATATCGTGTGACCTCACCGTGTCCGTCCGCCCAGTAGCCGACGTCGATTGTTTTGCCGTTGGTGACCATATAGCAACGAACACCATCGTCGTGGTTTTCAGGGTTCACTGATTTGAATGTTACCCCACCAGCTTTTCTACACGCACCAACCCACTGCTCAAAATCAGCAAAGTCATCTGCAACACCAATCTGTTCTTTAACACGCTTGGTTTTCTTTTTGACAGACTTCTTGATTGCAGCGTCGTTCAGTCGCTTGATCATTGTGTTTGCGCCCATCAGTGGGGCAAACACACTTGCAACATCACCAGCGCCGGTAGCATCGTTCTCACGAACGATGCTAAACCTTTGCTTTTGCTTGTTTGTTATTTGTTTCAGTAGGTTCATAACAGTTATCCCTGTTGGTCGGTATCACTTATTTATGAACCCACTCGGTGTGAGGTTGTTGAACTTATTTCACTTCAACGATGTTCTCAACCTTAAACGAGCGCCATTTTGGAGTAACGGTCTTATTCTTTGTGTGCTCCACCCAAGTTTCAAAGTTGAACATCTGTTTCATGTGTTCAGCTTGATACTCAGAGTATTCACGGATCATATCAACGATTTCTCCAGCCTGCTCTGTTGTCAGGCCACCGACATCAACGGCCTTGACAACTTTATAAGGGACGAACGTTGGAACGATCTTGCGTTCCTCTGGCTGACCGCCATCTTTCTGATAGACGATTGTGTTGACTTCAGAATGCTTGAGTTCCATCGTTTGTTCCTTATTGTGCTGCTGGGGTTTCTGCGGCGGGTGCAGTCTCTGCTTTGATAGCGTTGAGCAGAGTGTTCTGGATATCACGCAGCGCAGCACGAGCCATTAGCAAATCGCTGGTCAGGTCTGCTTCTTTCTGACGCCACTCATCCATCAGACCGATCGTCTGCTTGACGTTGTCGCTCAACTGAGCAACTTCATACGATTTGTCATCAATCGTGACGGTAATAGTTTCTTGGATCTTAGCCATTTGTGGTTCTCCTATTGAGGTTAAAAAGTAAACAAAGTTTACAGGTTGATTATATCAACAATCGGTCAGATTGTCAACATGTCATGCAGGGATTTTTTCTTCTTCCCTGTTTTTGCTTTTGCAACACGTCCGGTAATCACACCGTCCTCATCAACTTCCACGTCTTTAAGCGGATTGAGGATGCGGAGGCTGTTGTTGTCCCATGTCAGGAACATCGTCTTACCGACCCCATCCGATGAGCGAGTTTTTAAGAACGTGAACCCAATCTCACCTGATGCCTTCATCGTTGGCGTCAAGATGATTGAGCAGTAGATGTCAACAGTATTGACCTTAGACAGACCACCAGCAATGTGACTGTGGTTGAGTTCAGCAGCATCAACAGCAGAACGGTTCTGTTGCGAAGCAGTCGCACCAAACATATTGTAGTCAAACAGGATGTCACGCAACTGTTCAGCGGCTCGCTTGTCTTTCTCGAATACGTTGTCAGCAGAGACGTGTTCGTTTGCCCCCATAATGTCCAAATAGTCAACAACGAGCAGATCGGGTACATACCCAGTCTTCAACTCAAACTCTTTCAGATAGCCACGGATCTTGTTTGCGCTTGTTCCAGTCTCCATCCGCTTGATCACCAGCTTGCCCATATGAGGAGCAACTTGATTGAGCGATGAAGCAATCTCTTTGTAGTTCTCCCGCCAGATCACCGTTGGAATGCCGGTCAGCATCATATCAAAACGCTGCGCGATCATCTTTTCGGATAGTTCCAAAGAGATATACAGAACGTTGAGACCTTGTGCTGCAAAATTAAGTGCGATGTTAGCGAGAGCAACTGACTTACCCCCACCGGAGTTGGCGGAGAACAACAACATCTCAGTTCGAGCCAACCCGCCACCAATCATCTCATCAAACAGCGGCCACTTTGTCGTTGTTCGTGGTGGTTCTTCAAGCAACTTTTCCAACCGCGTTTGAGGGTCAGCAAAGTAATCAACACCGAGATCCTTGTTTAGTGTGACGGAGATAGCATCACGGATAGCAGCTTCAACCTTGCCGTAGTCTTCTTTTTCGATCAGTGCTGGTGATGCAAGGATTGCTTTCTCAATCGCCTTACGACGGCAGAACTGTTCAACCTCCTCAGCACAATACTTGATTTGGTCTCGCGTAACTTGCCGCTGTGTTAGTTCGACGCCGGTTTCTGCCTCAATCTGAACTACATCAGGGGTTGAGTTGAACTTGTCATAGTATGTGTGTATGAAATCAACTGTCTTGCGAAACTCAGGATCGAAGTATTCTGGTTTGGTTATCGATTTGCACAGAGCGAACGTATCCGGTGATGAGACCAGATACTCAAGCAGCAGCTGCTGCTTTGTTGTTTTTGCCATAGATGTATCCTTTGTGATAATCACGTCAGTGACTATACACGATTTGCTGCACTTCAGTCAACAATGTGGATTTCAGGGTAAACAGAACGGACCAATGAACTGTCGATGTACACTTCACCGTTGCTGTAATAGATTTCAGGGTTAAATTTGTTGATCATAGCCATATCAACATACTTGTCCATCACACGGTCGACAGTGCTGTATGGTGGAAGTCCAATCAAAATTAGGTTCTCGTTAATGACAGCGTTTGTGTGTTCGAAAGAGAACGGTGCCCTCGACGGGTCAACATTCCCTGATGCCATTATTGTTGGCACTGGAGACAATCTTGCTAGGTTGAAACTACGAACGGTGTACGTTCTTCCATTGATGAAAACTTTCTCAGTCCCAACCCACGGAGAAGCCACTGAAGCAGTATTATCAATATTGTTGAATGTAACAGCAATGCCATTCGCAACGATCGCGCTCTTGAAGTTGACAGGCACTGTAATGAACGGCGTCGAGTCAAGAGTTGCAATCGTGATCTCACCGTCATTTGACAGCTTGAACGGGACACCTCCGACAGCTTTCCGTTGTGTTGTTGGGTTTGATGTGTTTTGTGAGGCAAGTGCAACACATTGAACCAACCCCGAATAAGGGATGTCAAATACAATCTCAACCGTGTTTTGGTTAACTGTGACCACTTCTTTAGGTGGCGTCAGCACCAGATATTCGTGAACGTTGTTCCCCATGTTGCCAACAGACATTACATTCTTCGGTACGACCCACTTGGTTCCGTTGTACTCATATAATCCCGCAGCAGTTGGAGCAGTGGGGTTGTTTGGATCTAGCCCGCTGGCTGACTTGTACCAGATTGTTCCAGCAGGAACGTTTGTTGATGAGTGTGTCGGACTTGCCTCGGTTTGTCTTGATGTGTACGCGTAAACCAGAGGGCGGTTAGATAGATTGTGATTGACAACCCATCGCTGTGCTTTGATGGGTTGCTGTTGGGTAAAGACGACTCGTCGTTGAAACCAATCTTGAACGCCAGGAACCTCTTCGGGGAAAGCAGGTGTAGAGTTGACTTCCTCTGCTGATGTTACCCTGTGAAGTTTTCCCTTACAGCCAAAGGTGATTGTGCAGCGTTGCACAACATCAATTCCTTCACGTGATGTTAACACTCGCAACTTACGGCTGCAAACATCACACTTGTAAACGGATTCACCCCTAACTAGAATTTGCGTCATCGTTATCTCTTGTTAGAATGCTTGTGCAATCTCAATCCCAGTTGTCCGCTGGATGTATGCACGAATCAGACCTTCTGGTGGCTCAACGCTCTCAGAGACAATCTTGTCTTTGAAAATCACTTGATCGCCTTCAGGGTTAGCGGGGCTGTACGGAAACAGTTGCAGCCCGTATTGCTCACCTTGCGGAACAACAGCCAGCGCGATTGGTTTGCTGGCAATGTATGCTGTTAGTGTCTCGTCTTTGACTGTGAAGATGATTTCTTCACCAGTTGACACACGGAGGAGTTTGTATGTGCTCATTTGGTATATCTTTATTGTTATCGGTTATCTATTTATCAGTGTTGAATACCGTCCAACGTCGCTAACACGAACAGCATAGAAGTACGGAATGTTGTAGAAGATGATCTCAGAATCACTTTCAATTCCTTCTTTTAACCGTTTCGTGGTATATGTGTATTTGATCAGATCTGATGTAATACTGAATGCATCTTCTGTTGTTGATGACAGTGTCTCAAACACTGACTTGAAGTTGACGTTTGCGTTTTGTACCCCTTTGCTGTAAGCAAACTTGTATCCGTCAATAGGGAAAATATAAAACGGCTCCAAACCACCGTCTCTCTCCATTATCACAGATTGGGTGAAAACACCACGAGCAACAATGTTGTGGAACCTGTCACTGAATGCTGTGTTGAACGCTTGTGAAACGTTATCGTTTAAATGCTTTTGTCTTACCTTCACACGCTGGAAAGTGTCGTATGCAGTAGGCAAAGCACGAAAAACAGGCAATCCTTGAGATTCCTGTAAAAACTGGGAACATTCGGTTTTGATTGTGTAGACGTCTTTTGGCGGTAGCGCCTTCTTAACGTCTAGTATGTGTTCAACGAGCATAAAGTTCTCCGTGGTGGATTATTTATGCTCGTTGACCCCCGCTAATTACTGAGCCTTTTCTAGCGAAGCAATCTCTGCCAGTACAGTATCTATGTACTCATTGCATTCAGCAATGTTCTTTTGCAGAATGCCACGAGGGCCCTGCATCACCTCGTTCAACCGATAGGCAAACTCGGTCTGGTACTTGTAGGCACGGTTCGCCTCACCAGTTTTGGGGTTACGGAACGGCCGTTCCAGTTTGGAAGTCGCCTGGTTAAAGGTTGACGTCAAATAACGGACGATGCCGTCAATGTCGCGCTCTTTGCGCGGTTCAGATTGTGCCACAGTGATGGACTCCTATAAGCCGAGTTGAAAGAACAGGTGCGTTGAAACACTCACGTTTTGTTGGAGCAACCAACGGTGTCAATGATAACAAAAAACACTTTAAAAGTCAACAGTTCGCGATACACGTAGACTTACCTGACGTTTTGTTGTAAGATCAAATGCTGTAGTAAATACTCGCCCAATTTTCAAGACATAGATGACACAACCAAAAACATATCATAAACTATGGATGGACATAGCCATCCGCGTCAGCACAGAATCCAAATGCCAGCGAAGGAAAGTTGGCGCAATTGCAGTAAAGGATGACAGAATCATCAGCATTGGGTGGAACGGAACACATCCAGGACATGATAACTGTTGTGAGAACAAAATTTATATGGATCATGATGCTGGTGGGTGGTTATCTCCAGAAGAAATATATGAGCGGTGGCCATACGTTGAGGTTGACCCTGAAACGAAGCTGCCCACAATCAGATATAGATTAGAGACGAAGCCTGAAGTAATCCACGCAGAAAGCAATATGCTTGGAAAACTTGCTGGCAGCCACGAATCAGCAAAAGATGCTTCAATTTACATCACGTTAGCGCCTTGCCTCGAATGTGCAAAGCAGTTAGCGGTTGCAAAAGTAAAGGAAGTGATTTATAATGAGGAATATAGAGGCACTGAAGGCGTTGATCATCTTCGCAAGTGCAACATTCCAGTTTTCAAACTATAACAACAAGGAACGCGTATGAAACAACAATACCTCGGTCTTGAGATAGACCTCTCACGTGATAACCTGTTCAGTCCAGCAGGACTGTCCCGCCTAAAAGAGGGGTATATGCTAGATAGCGAAACCTCTCCACAACACCGATTTGCTTACGTATCAAAAGCGTTTGGGACAAACGATGCTCACGCTCAGCGTCTGTATGAGTACTCAAGCAAAATGTGGCTATCGTATGCTACACCAGTTCTCAGTTACGGCAAAACAAAACGCTCACTACCAATCTCTTGCTTCGCTACTCGTCTTGGCGACTCTATGGAATCGATTCTGTCAACATCGTCTGAAACACGAATGTTGGCGGTTGTTGGCGGAGGGGTCGGTGTTCACGTTGGTCTCCGTCCAGGCGATAAAAAATCATCAGGCATCATCCCTCACTTGAAAACATACGACGTTGACACACTAGCGTTCAAACAAGGGACAACAAGACGCGGCGCAACAGCAGCGTATCTTGACATCAACCATCCTGAAATCGTTGACTTTCTGGAGATGCGCAAACCAACTGGTGGTGATCCAAACCGCAAGTGCCTAAACCTCCATCATGGCGTTAATCTGACAGATGACTTCATGCACAGGATCGAGCAACTGTCTGTCAATAAAGAGCTGACGAAAGAACAAAAAGAAGAACTAGATCGTTTTCCTCTCATTAACCCCTACACTAAGGAGGTTGCTGAGACCGTTTCTGCACGCGAGTTGTGGGAGCGTATTCTGACGATTCGTATGGAAACAGGTGAACCATATCTGTGGTTTATTGACGAAGTAAACCGCAAGCTGCCTGAGTACCAGAGAAAGATGGGTCTGAGAAACAATGGCTCCAATCTGTGTTCGGAAATCAGTCTTGTTACAGCATCTGCTAACGGCCTGCCAGCCCGCACATTCGTTTGCTGCTTATCTTCTGTCAACCTTGAAAAGTATGATGAGTGGAAAGATGACCCTCAGTTCATCGCTGACATTGTTGAAATGCTCGATAACGTGATCGAGGTGTTCATTGACAAGTCTCGTGCTTACCCTGAACTGTCTGCAGCAACATATTCCGCGATGCGCGAGCGCTCGATTGGTATTGGCGCTATGGG